TTCTAGTCTTTCGTATCTGGATAATATTCCTTTTGATAAATCTGTTCTTGCCATTATTGTCCTAATAAACTTTTCTTGCCTAGTGTTAAAGTTTCATCTTCTACACCTTTGGAGCTTGTCATAATTGTAGATGATCTACCTTTAGCTTTTGTTTTTCTTGGATCGTAAGCATCTGCTGCTTGTGATTGTGAAACTTCTGGTGCTGTTGGTGTAACCGGAGGTGGTGGTGGTGGTGGTGTAGGTCTAATTACTCTTCTTACTGCTCCTCCCATATTATTCTCCAAATGTTAATGATGATTTTGTTTCTTTAGTATCTTTTGGTTTAGCTTTTACTTCTGGTTTTTTAACTTCATTTTCAAAACTAATATCATTACTATGATCTATTTTTTTTTCGTAAGTTCTTTTTTCTTTTTCTACTTTTGGTTTTTTTTTAAATATCTTTTTAATTTTTTCAAACATTATGATCCTAACAAAGTTTTATTTTCTGTTTCAGCTTCTTCCTCAACACCTAGTGGTCCAGTTAGAATTGTAGATTTACGACCTTTTCTTTTTCTAGCAATTTCTCTTTGCTCTGCAGCAATCGCATCTTTCTCTTTTTGCGAGACTTCTGGAGGTTCTGGCAAAGGTTGAACTGGTGGCAGCGGTGGCATTTTTGGTTTAAAAAGTGAACCCATAATTATATAATCCTGTAACTATTATCTGCTACACTTTGTGGAGCCGATTGTCTAGTGTTAATTTCTTGTAGTCCAACTGCTAGGTAACGCATTGCATCACAAGCATGAGAACTCCAATCGTGTACAGGCTTTGATCTAAACATTCTGTTTTTATCAATATACTTCCTGTGATAATGTCTTAACGCATCTATTAACTTTTTGCAATGGTCTGTATCAATCCAACATCTAGGCAGGGTCATTGTAGTTGCGTGGATGCCATCCTCTAGTGGAATTTTTGGAACCACCTTAAATCTTATTCCTAATTGATATGCGACCTCTCTTCTGGTTTTGCCATTACCAAATTCGGTAACTTCAATGTCGTGTGGTGCAAAGTGATCTTTGTAGACATAATCTTTGTCATTAACCATCTTAACATAATATGGTAAACCTTGACCTCTCTCTTCGTGGTAATCTATTATATTAATGCTTCTGCCAAGCTGTTGATAGAATATTATACTACTGTGGTCGGAGACCCCAAGATCCCATGCTGTAGATACTGGTAGTGCAGGATCGTAGGG